CGAAGCGGCAGAAAGGGGCGGGGAATGAGACACCCAGAATCACAAAAAATCGCAGCAGCCGCCGACGTGCCCCGCGAACTGCTGAAATCCATGGCCGCCGGGTCGATGACTTCGGCGACGATCAAGAGCGGGCTTGAGCAGATTATAACGATGCTGGAGGGAAAATGAACATCTACGAATTTATCGACAATAAGTTCAGCGACGATGATATGTATCGAAGCAATGTTGCCCGCCGAGGTATATCAAGAATCGCGGGAAAAGGCGTGGAACAAATGCAGGGCGGCAATCGCAACCGCGAAGGGGGAAGTATGAATAAAAAGTCGCACGAAGAAGAGCTTCAAGAACACATAAACGCTCTGGAAGCAAAACTGGAAGAAGAAGTCAAAGAAAATATAAAACACTTGGGCGATCTGCGATATTACGAAGAAGTGCAGATACCGGAATTGCAGAAGCAGCTTGCCGATGCAAGGGCTGAGATTGAGCAGCTGGCGTTGGAAATCGAGAATAAGCAATATACTATTACGTGCGCATCAGAAGAAAATCAGCAGTTGAAAGAATCTCTGGCCGAGGCGCGGACTGAGATTGAAAGGTTAAATAAAAAATTGCGCTTGCTCTTGTGTGAAGAGCATTTTGAAAAATGTGAACGCGGGCTTTTTAATAGCGAAAACCCTGATGACGAGCCGTGTTTAATCTGCCTGATGAATGCGACAGAAAGGGGCGGGGGATTATGAAATACAGAAAAAAGCCGATTGTGATTGAAGCCTTTAGAATGGGAATAGACCCGAGACCTGATTGGTTCCAGAGCGAAGTGACAAAAAACAGGATTATTACACATCTGGTCGATGACGCGATCGACGACGGCAACCCGTGGAATCACAAGAAGACCTATTGCACGATTAAGACGCTTGAAGGAGACATGATCGGAAGCTATGGCGACTACATTATTCAGGGCGTTCGGGGTGAAATATACCCATGTAAGCCGGATATTTTTGAGGCCACCTACGAAGCGGCAGAAAGGGGCGAAGTGATGATAACAATACCTGATGCAATGCACCGGCCCGCTGAGGCAGAGCGCGAAAACCTTGTCTTCTTCACTCTTGCGCTGAATGAGCTAAAGAAACAGCTTGCCCATGCCAGAGCTGAAATCGAAGAACACCACGAGCTGGTAAGGATGTGTCACAATCGAACCATGGAGGCCGACAAGCTATGGCAAAAAGCGCACAACAAGCCCGATGTGTGGCCCGACCTGGGTGTTCTGATTGAATGGTTGATGAATCTAATCAAGACACCGGCAAATTGCGCAGAAGAACTGGGCTGTGAACGCAAAATATATTACGGCTGTTCGGGATGTCAGGTGTTTAAACCGAGGGAGATTAAAAAATGAGCGAAGCTGAGCAAGTCTTGAAGCGGGCATTAGCACACGAGCAAAAGCTGAACGAAACCTTGCGCGAAAAGGTTTTCGAACTGGAGACCGAAATCAAAACGCTGCAGCTTAAAATCATGGCGAAATACGCAGCGCAGGTTGATGATAACTAATCCATACCCCCGGAGAAATCCGGGGATTTTTTGTTTTAGGCAACCAGCGCAAAAAAGAAGCCCGCCGAAAAAAGGCGGGCAATTTGAGAGGATCTTTTGAGAGGATAACGAAAGCATAGCATACTTTTCCACAACATGCTTTAAAATTTATCAGTTTTTTGATAAGATGTAGATATGAGCCAGAAAACTGAACAATCCGCATACAATCAGCTGTCGCCAAAGCGGCAGAGATTTGTTGACGAATATGTAGTCGATTTCAACGGCACCCAGGCCGCCATAAGGGCCGGCTACGCCCCAAAGGCGGCAAACGAGCAGGCAGCAAGGCTGCTAGCCAATGCTAGCGTCAAAGCAGCCGTTGAAGAGCGCAGAAAAAGCATCAGGAAAAAATCAATCAATCATCGCGGCTGGTTGTTGCGTAAGACCAAGTTGATTATCGAAAAATGCACCGGGCCAAACTGGAACCCGCAAGGGGCAAACGGCGCAGTTCGAAACATGATTGATATTCTCGGCTTAAAAACAGAGAAGCACGAATTTAGCGGTCCAAACGGCACACCGATACAGATCGATTACGACTATAGCAGACTTACCGCCGAAGAATTGCGGCAGCTTATCGAACTGGCAACAAAGGCGGGGGCAAAAAAATGAGTCTGCTACCGCCGCTGTCAGAACTTAAAAACGAACTCGCCCGGCGCGATCTGGTCGAGTATGCAAAACTACAATGGCCGAACTATCGCGCAGCGAAACACCACCAGGCGATAGCCAGAGCGCTCGAAGATGTTGAATCAGGAAAGTGCAAGCGCCTGATGATCTTCGCCCCACCCAGGCACGGAAAATCAATGATCACTTCAGAGTTTTTCCCCGCGTGGTATCTCGGCCGCAACCCTGACAAATATGTCATTCATGCAACCTACGCGCAAGAACTTGCCGAAGACTTCGGCCGTAAGATCAGAAATCAGATGGCCGACCCGATGTTTCAAGCGATCTTTCGGGAATGTCAGCTCTCAACCGACAGCGCCAGCCAGAAACGCCTGGCGACATCTCGCGGCGGCAGCTATTTCGCTTTGGGCGTTGGTGGTGCTGCAACTGGTCGCGGTGCCCATCTGCTTATTATCGACGACCCCGTGAAGGGCCGTGAAGAAGCCGACAGCGAAACATACCGGCGCAGGCTCAAAGATTGGTATCGCTCGGTTGCTTACACCCGTTTAATGCCAGGCGGCGCCGTTATTATTATGAACACCCGATGGCACCATGACGACCTGTCAGGCTGGCTGCTCAAAGATCACGCCTCGGAAGGCTGGGAAGTATTATCGCTGCCAGCAATCGCAGAAGAAAATGACCCGCTTGATCGGCAGCCCGGCGAAGCACTCTGGCCCGAAGATTATTCAGCCGATGACCTGTTGCGAATCAAAGAACAATCCGGTTCTCGCGAATGGTCAGCACTCTATCAACAACAACCCACGCCAGACGAAGGCAGCATATTCAAGCTTGAATGGTTCAGGCGATATAAAACCCTGCCGGCTGCACCGCAGCTTATCGTTCATTCCTGGGATACCGGCACAAAAGACGACGACCTGAACGACCCGACCAGCATGACGCGCTGGGATGTTCACCCGGCAGGTCTTTATCTTGCCGACCGCTTTTCTGCTCGCCTGCAGTTCCCTGATTTGGTTCGCAGCGTTCAGGCGATGGCGGCCCGCGACAACCCCGGCGTGATTCTGATCGAAGATAAAGGCAGCGGGCAGCAGCTATTGCAGGTGCTTCAACGCGAAACACGCCTGCCGGTAGTTCCGGTTGTGCCAGATAAATCAAAAGTTATCAGGGCGCAGGGCGTTAGCGGCATTGCCGAATCCGGCCGCGTTTATCTGCCGGAAGTCGCCGCCTGGCTGATCGATTTTGAAACCCAAGTTGCGGCTTTTCCGATGGCACCACACGATGACGATGTGGACTCGATGACTCAAGCGCTGCAATATCTCGCGAACTGGACAGCAACAGCACAGGCGGCATCAAGCCGCTCATGGTCGGAAATAGGCAAATCAGGAGAATTATAAAATGGCCGCGATCTCACAAGAAACACGTCAGAAGGTTCTCGAATACGTCAAGGCCGACATCGACGCGGCAGACTTGTATTATACCGATAACGTCGAGCCGGCATGCCTGAAGCGCCTGCAGCGGTTTTACTCGTCGAAAGAATATTACCAAACGCTTTTCCCACAGCTCTCGCGCCGAAGCAGCTTTACCATGTCAGACGTGGCCGATACCGTTTATTGGGTAATCCCGTCGCTGATGAAAATATTCTTTGGCGGCCAGGACCCTATTTCTATAACTGGCCGAACTCCGGATGATGACGCTGCACCGATGCAGATGCTTTGTTCGTGGCAGCTTCAGAAAAAGAATCGCGGTTTCCTGATCTTTTACCGCTGGCTGCTCGATGCCCTGCAGCTCGGTCATGCCGTCGTTAAAATCAGATGGGAACGTGAGGAAAAGGAAGTCGAAGAATCTGACATCATGGCCGCCGATGACTTTATGGCCGCCAATTTCGAAGCTGTCGGCGTTAAGTTTGTCAGGGCCGAAGAGCAGCCAGACGGCACATACAAAGTCACCGTCAAGACAAACAAACTCGTAAAAAATCAGCCCGTTTTCGACAACGTGCCGGTGTCAGAATTTGCATGGCTGCCAGACTCAGCCGACGTGAAGCGCCTGCAGTTTTGCAAGCACAAGCGCCTGATGACCCGCAGCGAAATTGAAACCAATATAAAGAACGGCATCTTCGAAAAGATCACAGAAGAGCAACTTGCCGTTGCTCGATATATCAGCGACGAAGACGAAACTCTCGAAGAATTTCTGCGCGACGACAACCCATATAACGACGGGGCTGCCGATCTCGATACCAGCCGCATGCAGTTCTGGGTCGAAGAATGTTTCGGCAAATATGACATCAACGACGACAATATCAGCGAAGACGTTATTGTGACAGTTATCGGTGACACAATCGTCAGGATTGAAGAAAACGAACTCGGCCGCCCGCACTTTGCCGTATTGTCGCCTTATCCAGATCAGTATCAGCTCACCGGCAGAACCTTTGATGATCTCATCGGCGAACTGCAGGACATCAAGACCGCGATCATGCGGCAGATTATCGTCAACATTGCCAATAACAACGACCGTCAGGCAATTGTAGACGAACTGGCAATCAACCCTGACGACCTGCGCGACAATCGCAAGTGGTTGCGTGCCAGGGTAACAGGCGACCGACCTATCAGCTCTATCGTTTCTTACCTGCCAGAATCGCCAATGTCACCGGCTGCTATGCCGATGGTTGAATATCTCGACAGCATCAAAGAAAACCGCACTGGCGTTACCAAATACAACCAGGGCCTCGACAGCAAAAGTCTTAACAAAACCGCCACCGGCATAACTGCAATCATGAGCGCAGCGAATCAGCGCATCGAAATGATTGCCCGCATGTTTGCCGAAACCGGCGTTCTCGATCTCTTCGAATTACTGGTCGAAATGAATACCCGCTACATCGACAATGAGCAGGTTGTCAGACTCACCGAAGGCAAAAGCATTGTCATCAGGCCAGACGACCTCAAAGGCGAATACGATCTCGATATTTCTGCAGGCGTCGGCGCAGGTCAGCGTCAGGAAGCAACGCAAAACATGATGCTGCTGATTTCTCAGATTTACCCGGCTCTGCTGCAGCTTGGTGTGCCGCCCCAGATTGTAACTGGTAAAGCCGTTGAGGCAGCAAAAACCCTTGCTGAACAGATGGGCTATAAAGACGCTTCGAAGATTGTGCCGACCCCTGAAGAGCTGCAGCAGTTCATGGTGCAGCAGGAGCAAATGATGATGGCTCAGCAGCAGCAGACCGATGCCATGCTGTCACAACTTTCGCCCGAACAGATGCAGGCTTTAATGCAACAGGGAGGCAAACCCAATGGAAAATAAAAGACGGCTCAGGCACGAACTGATTCAGGCCATTAACGACGGGCTGGAAGCAGCCTCAGCGGCAAAGTTTCTTATTCCGGTCATACAGCGCAGAAAAAACATTTTGATAGAAACTTTGTGCAACAGTTCACTTGATTATCAAAAAATTGACAATAGCTTCTATTTTGCGCTACACTTGGAATTGAAGTTGTTGACAGAAATGCAGAATGACATCGAGTCAGCAATTTTGCGTGGCGAAGAGTCTTCAGAAAAGCTCATAGACCTGCAGACGCCAGAATCACGCGACACCGAAAATTATCGAATGTAGGAGCGAGTTATGTCAGACACCGAAAACCTGAACGAAGCCGAAGTAGAAGAAAACGATCTCGACGCCAACCAGGCCGAAGCCGGCGAAACCGAAGAACTGGCAGATAACGAGCTGTTTTCTGATCTCGACGAAGATCTCGACGAATCAGACGACTTTGATGACGATCTCGATGACGAAACCGAAGAACAGGAGAACGAAGGCGATGCCCTGCAAAACGAAGAAGACGCCGAAAATGCCGAAACCGATGAAAAAGTATTAACCGAAACGCCGGCCAAGACCGCATCTGGTCTTGAAAAATACAAAGCATTCAACACCGAAGCCAAGAGCGAATTTAAAGCCATGTATGGCGTTGAGTATGACGAGTTCGACGACGATCACAAAGACGCCCTGCAGGACATCAAGCAGGTGCTGAAAAAACGTGACAATGCCGTTGAACAGGTAAAAAACATATCGAGCAAGCATGGTGAAAAGTTCAGCCAGTTTGTTCTCGACCGCT